CCGGGAGACGGTGCAGGATTCCACTTTGCCGGATGCTGGCGAGGCATGGCAGGAGGTAATTCGACAGGCACGGAAGAACGGCCTTGAACGTCCGTGGAAGTTTTCCTGCCCGGAGGTTCAAAAGGCGTTGGAACGGTTCGGCAAGGTTGAGCTGATGATGGTCGAGGAGAAGCAGACGAACATTGCACGGGCGCAGTTCATGAGGATTTACACCGAGGTTGTGCAGAGTCAGAAAACCGAGCGCGAGAATAACGCCGTGCTCGATGCTTTGCCGAATACGCGGGCGAAGATTGCGAGAGGGAAGATCGTCGAGCTGGCGGAGGCGAGGCGAGCATGAAGGCAAATCGTGAGGACGTGGTTCAGGCGGCGCTGACTGTCGAGCGATGGTGTGAGGAGCACTGCACAAATAATTGTGAGCCGTGCGATTGTCCTTTTGCTTTTGGCGCGGCTTGCGTTGCTTCTTTGAATTATCCGAAACACTGGGGGCTTGAAAAATTTCTTCGGACGAGGGGGCTTGATAATGGGAAAGTATAGCCGGGACAAAGGAGCACGCGGGGAACGAATGTGGCGCGACGTCTGCCGGGCGGAAGGCTACGACGCGGAACGCGGTTGCCAGCTTTACCAAAAAGGAAGCGAGATTGCTGACGTCATCGGCCTTCCTGGCATCCATCAAGAAATCAAATTCTGTGAGTCGGTTCGCATTCGTGATTGGATGAGTCAGAGCGTAGCCGATGCAGCGCCGGATGAAATCCCAATCGTGGCGCACAAGAAATCCCGCGAGGGCTGGCTTGTGACGATGCGGGCGGAGGACTTCTTTAGGATGTACCGGGAATATTGGCCGTGCGTTATGGAGGATGGTCATTATGTGGGAGAGAAGGGAGCCGACGGCGGCACAGATTGATTATTTGTATTATCTGCGAGCGAAGGCAAATATGGACCCGGCATATTATTTTGATAAATTTGGCCGTTTGCCTGAAGATATGAGCCGCCATGAAGTGCAGGAAGAGATTGACCGTTTGAGGTATGAGATTGGGGAGGGATGACGATGGACAAATTAGGAGATATGCTAACGCGCGAAGTGGATTTTACAAATAAGAGCATGGATTTTAAGGTGGGTTATGGGTACGGCGTTCGTGACGGCAGAAACGAAGAATGGGAAAGATGGGAAAAAGCGTTGAATAAAGGAGGGCTGAAGATGAGTTTTGAAGTAGACACCGAGGCGATGCTGATGGAATATCCGCAGGATCAGGAGGAAAACGAATACCGTTTTATTGATGCTGCATGGCTGGATAAAGTGGCAGCCGGACTGACCGCCGGGGCCGTGAAGCATCCGGGCGAAACGTGGAAAAGCATTCCGCCGGAGGAGCACGCGGCGCGGGCAATCCGTCACCTGAATATGTACCGCAAGGGCGACCGAAGCGAAGACCATCTTATCAACGCGAGCATGAGGTGTATGATGGCGTCGGTGCTGGAAGACGAGAGGAGAAAAGCGGATGAAAAAAGTTGACGGCGCTATGTGCTTTTTGATTTTCGGCGGATTCATTCTTGCAGAGGTTGGAACGAGTGCGCCGATGCAGCTTCGAGGAATCGCGGCAATGCTTATGGGGTTAGTGGTATTTTTAATGGCGGATTGACGGGAGGTCATGCCGATGCAATGGGAGAGTCGGAATCTGAACGTGGGACGAATTAAATATATGATTTGCCATGAGAAGGAAATTCTCGATGCAGTGGAGGAGGCGAAGTTTGCGCCGCGTGGTCATACCGGCGGCGCTCCTTCCGGTCACTCGTTCATTTCCGACCCGACGGCTGGCGAAGCAATCCGTCGAGCAGAGGAGCTTCCGGCGGTGGAAATCGAGGGCGGCTGCAAAGTGGTATGGCCGGAGCGCTGGCTGAAGGTTGTCTCGGCGGTGCGGGCGTGGTGCTTGCAGGATGACGCGGCGCAGGAAATATATAGGAGCGTGATTTCCTGCCGGGATTGGCTGCCTCGTTCAGAGCGCCGCCGTCGTCGTGATGAGATTTGCCGTCGCGTTCATATCGAGAGAAGCAAGTTCTACCGCACGCAGGACGCGATTTTCATGTTCGCGGAAGGATTCGCGAAAGCGAACGATTTGCTTTAATCGGGGAACGAAACGCAAAAATCGGTGGTATAATATGTATGGCGGGAGTTTGAAACTTAGAACTTCCGCACCTCCTTTTGGTGAAGGCGTCGCAATCTTCCAGCGGCGCCTTTTATATTTGGCGAATGGAAAGGCGGTGGTATTGTGACAGAACGTCAGGAAAAATTCTGCATCGAGTTTGTGCGCTGTGGCAATGCCACGGAAGCCTACAAAGCAGCGGGTTATAAGGTGAAGAGCGACAGAGCCGCAACGTCGGCGGGCAATAGATTGTTGACTTTTGTTGACGTGCAGAAAAAAATCGAGGAGCTGACCCGGAGAGCAACAGAGGGAAAGATTATGGACGCAGTGGAACGCCGGATCAGGCTATCGGAAATCGCGGAGAGCGGGAAGGCCATCGTGGCGATAAAGGCAATCGACACGTTGAACAAAATGGATGGGCTATATATCAATAAGACGCAGCTTTCCGGCGCTGACGGAGGGCCGCTTGTCTTCGCGTGGGAGGGCGAAGAGAATGCCTAAAATATTAATCCCGTATAAGCCGCGACCGATATGGAAGAACGTTCTTCATCCGGCGCTGAAAGAGCACCGCTTCAGCGTGCTTGTCTGTCATCGCCGTTTTGGAAAGACCATCGGGACGATTAACCACATGCTGCGAATGGCGCTGATGTGCAAGCTGGAAGCGCCGAAATACGCCTATGTTGCCCCGTACCGAAACCAAGCGAAGATGATTGCGTGGGCGTACTTGCGCCATTATACCTCGGTCATCCCTGGCATTAAGACGAACGAGAGCGAGTTATATATTGAGCTTCCGTCGCTTCATCCGGGCTGGCAGGGGGCGCGGATTTATATTGTCGGTGCCGACCATCCCGACGCATTACGCGGAACATATTTCGACGGGGTAATCCTCGACGAGTATGCACAAATCAAGAGGGAGCTGTGGGACGAAGTACTTCGCCCTGCGCTCGCTGATCGTGTCGGATGGGCAATCGTGATTGGAACGCCGAAAGGGCAAAATCAATTTTACGAAATGTACCAACGGGCGCAACGGGAGCCGGATTGGTATTCCTGCTTGTACCGCGTGGACGAGTCCGGCGTCATCCCGGAGGACGAGCTGCAAGACATGATGAAGGGCATGACTGACATGGCTATTCGTCAGGAGCTTTACTGCGATTTCTCGGCATCGGCATCGGATATAGTTCTTCCGATTGACCTCGTTTCCACGTCGTCGGCGCGTTCCATTACAGAGGAAGAGGTCAAAGGTCAGCCGATGGTGCTGGGCGTGGACGTCGCCCGATTCGGGGATGATGCGACGGTTATCACGGCAAGGCGCGGGCTGGCCTGCAAAGAGCAGCACACTTTCCGAGGGCTGGACACAATGGCGGTGGCGGAGCGCGTGATTGCGGCGATGAATCAGTACAAACCGGATGCGGTGTTTTGCGACGTCGGCGCGATGGGCGCGGGCGTCATCGACCGCCTGCATCAGCTCGGGTATGACGAGGTAACGGAAGTGAATTTCGCGGCGGCCTCGTCGGATGATAGGTACGCCAACAAGCGGGCGGAAATGTATTTCAAAGTCCGCGATTGGATGGAGGCGGGCGGCGCGATCCCGAACGAGCCGCTGCTGAAGAGCGAGCTTTCCGTTGTCGAATATCACTTCACGCCGACGGGAAAGATTCAGCTCGAACCGAAAGAGCGCGTCAAGGAAAAGATAGGCAAAAGCCCGGACACGGCGGACAGCCTCGCCTTGACTTTCGCAATGCCGGTAATGCCGCGCGGGGCGATGCAAAGCAGACGCTTCACGCGATGCAATACAAACTACAAACCTTTTTGAGAGAGGAGCGATTTCTATGTGCAGTGGTGGCGGCGGTGGTGGCCGGACTGAATACGTTTACAAAGAGACTCCGCCCCCTACGACTAACGTGGGGGTATCTGACGTTACGAAGTCCGCGTCCGCAGAAGCACAGGCGAACCAAGAGCAGAAGCGCAAACGGGGAAGCCGTGCGAATGCGATTGCCACAGACCGGGGAACTATCCTCGGGCAGATTGCGAACGGCGGCGGCGGAATTGCTGACATGATCCGCAAGACGCTTGGATGAGGTGAGACGATGGCAGGATTGGCAAGAACGCCCCCGCAGCTTATCACGGCAGCAGACGGGGCAAAGCAAATCGGGCTGACGCGGAGAGAGTGTGACCAAATCATCGGCTCTCTCAAAAAGAAGCGTCTGCCGTTCCTTCAAAGGTGGCGGGCAATCCGCGACTATGAGCTTCCCTACACGGGGGAGCTTGACGAGACGCCGGATGAAAACGAGCAGGCACGACGTCACGACGACAAGATTTATCACGGGGCGGCATGGGCGGCGAATCAAGTCTTCGCAGCCGGAATCATGAGCGGCCTTACTCCTCAATCGAGGCAGTGGTTCAGATTGTCGTTCGCGAATCGAGAGCTTCAGGACATGGCGGGCGCGGGAAAACTCCTCGACGACCGGCTGGACATTCTGAACGACGTCCTGAACAAGAGCAATTTTTACAATGCTATTCACGCCTGTTATTTGGAGCTGGCCTATGGGCAGGCTCCGCTCGGTGTGTTCTCGTCTTCGGAGACAGGCGTTCATTTCGTTCCGTTTACCGTCGGAAGTTATTTCCTTGACATTGACGCGGATGGAATGGTGAACACGTTCGCGAGGGAATATTGGATGACCTTGCGCCAGCTCGCGGATAAGTTCGGCGTGGCGAATCTGCCGCGCACGCTTCAGGTCGCTTTCGAGAACAATTCCTCGCACGACGAGCGCCACAAAGTTTATTGGCTCGTGGTTCCGAACCGCGCAGCGGAGACGGGGCGGCTGGACAAGTTCCATCTTCCCTACCTTTCCCTGTATTGGACGGAGGACAGCCAAGAGAACGAATGGCTCGACATCGGAGGCTTCCACGAGTTCCCCGTTCCGACGGGGCGCTTCCTCGTTACGGGCGGGGCGGCTTACGGCAAAGGCCCCGGATGGTTCGCGGAAGGCGACGCGAAAGGCTTGCAGCTTTTGGAGCAGGACTACTTGACGGCGGTGGAGCTGGGCGTCAAGCCCCCGGTGCAGAGCGACCCACAGACCGCGATGAAAGGCATTAACTTGATACCCGGCGGAAACACGATAACCTCGAACGGGAATCCGGTCACGCCGCTATTCCAAGTCAGCGTGGCGCTTGACCATTTGCAGGCGAAGATCGTGGAGCTGACGGACAGAATCAAGCGGGCCTATGCGGCAGACCTTTTCCTCATGCTGGACTCTATGGATCAGACGATGACCGCCCGTGAAGTCATGGAGCGGACACAGGAGAAGATGCAGCAACTCGGCCCCGTGGTTCAGCGGATGCAGTTTGAGTTTTTGTCGAAGATTATCGAGCGCGTCTATGCGATATTGGATAGGGCGCACGTATTCCCGGAGCCGGACGACCCGAACCTTGCGCAGATGCTTTCGCAGGAAGAAATCACCATCGAGTACATCAGCCCCTTAGCCCAAGCCCAAAAACTAAGCGGCTTAGTGAACATCGAGCAAGCGGTTTCTTTCGCGGCGCAGATTGCACAGTTCGACCCGTCGGCGATGGACAAGCTCAATCTTCCTGCATCGGTGGATCGTTACTGCGATATGCTCGGAACTCCGGCGGCAATCCGCAGGACAGAGGACGAGTGGGAAGCGATTCAGAAACAGAAAGCAGAAGCAGCGGCGGCGCAGCAGCAGCAAGCGCAGGCGGTGGCGGCGGCTCAAATGGCCGTTCCTGTCACACAGGCCGCAAAGAATATGACCGAAGCAGCGAACGACGGCAATCCTGCACTCGCTCAAATGCTCGGTATGGATAGGTTAGGACTCGGGGGGAGAATGTAAATGACGGAGCGCGACGAAGCGAAGCGCATCGAAAACCTTCGGGCAGAAGAAGCACGCCGCGATGAGGCGGCCCTTCGCTATTTGTTAGCCGACAAAAATGGTCGATGGTTCGTGTACCGGATGCTAGAACGTTGCCATGTGTTCAGCTCGACAGCAGACGGGAACGCGAATCGGATGATGATGATGGAGGGCGAGCGACGAGTGGGAGTGGAGCTGTACGAAAACCTTCGGCGGCTTTCCGTTCTCGACGAGTCGGGCGAATGTGCGAAGCAGAGGAGTTTGGCGGAGGCTGAATATGTCAGCTTCATGGCCAGATATACAAACGGAAAGGAGCAGGAAAATGGCGGACTTTGATTTAGACCTTCAGCTTTTCGGAGAGGAAGGGGGCGGCGCTGATGGCGGCGGAGCAGAAAATACTCCCGCAGCAGGAGGCGAGCAGGCCAATGTGGAGGGCGGACAGGCTCAAACTGAAACTGCTGGAACTGCTGATGGAAAGCAGGAGACGGCAGGAAGCGAGAAGCCCGGAACGCTCCTCGGAGGCAAAGAAGAAGAAACCGCTTGGGATTTCCGGGGGATGGTGCCGGAAGGCATGGCGTATGACGAGAAGTCGGCGGCAGCGTTTACCACCGTAGCCAAAGAGGCAGGATTGACCGGGGCGCAGGCGCAAAAGCTGGCGGCTTATGGCATGAAGTACGCGCAGGAAGGAATCGCGGCTATGACCCGCGCATTCGCCGAGGAAGTCCAAGGATGGGCAGACACGACGAGGGCGGAGCTTGGCTCGAACTTCGATGCGACAGTACAGAAAGCCGGAACGGGCATCGAGGCATTGGAGAATGTGGTGCCAGGAATCCGGCAGGCTTTGAACGAAACCGGCGCGGGCAACCGCATCGAGTTTGTCAAGGCGTTCGCGCTGATTGGCGAGCTGGTCGGCGAGGACAATTTCCGAGGGTTCGGGACGGCGGCGGGAGTCAAATCTTCGCACTACCCGAACACAAACTTCAACAACTATTGAGAACGGAGGAATGACAAATGGCAGTATTAGGCAGCGAGGCGTTGACCCTTTCTGATATGAGGAAACGCCTTGACCCGAATGGGACGACGGCCTTCATCGTGGAGGCATTGGAGCAGGCGAATCCTGTTCTGAAGGATATTCCGTGGATCGAGGGCAACTTGAAAACCGGCAACGTGACGACGGTTCGCACGATGGTTCCGACGCCCAGCATCCGCATGATTAACAAAGGCGTTGCTCGCGGGAAATCGACCACTCGTCAGGTGCAGGACACTTGCATGATTCTCGAGGATCGTTCCGTGGTCGACATCGAACTCCTCGCCTTGCAGAAAGACAAAGAGCGCTTCCGTGCATCCGAGGACGCGGCTTTTGTTCAGGGCTTCAGCAATTATGTTGCCGAGCAGATTTTCTACGGCGACGAGGTAAACGCGAAGGGTACGTTCAACGGCATCAGCGTTCGCTACAATGAATATTGCGGCTCGAACAGCAAGAAGGGCGACTCGTCCTATCAGGTATTGAGCGCCGGTACGCCGGGGAGCAATACCAACACGACCGCGTACTTCATCGGATGGGGCAACAAGAACACCGTCGGCATCTACCCGGAGGGGACGATTGCAGGCTTGAAGATGCGTGACCTCGGCGAGCAGACCGTCACCGATGCGGACAAGCTCGAATATCAGGCGCTCGCGACGCTCTTCACTTGGAAATGCGGCTTGTCTGTTCAGAATATCCGCTCGAACGCGCTGCTTCGCAATATCAACGTTGCCAATCTCGGCAGCCTGACGAGTGCGCAGAAGCTCCAGCTCATGGACAATCTGACCATTACGAAGAACCGCATTCAGAACTTGCAGAACGGCGATAAGAAGGTTGTGCTCTACGTTTCGGATAGCCTCTATGATTTCTTTGAAACGTACCTCAACGATAAAACGAACGTCTTCGTTACGCAGCAGACGCTTCAGAACGCAATGCCGCAGCTCTACTTCAAAGGCATTTTGGTTGCGAAGTGCGACGCGATCAGCGAGACGGAATCCGCCTGCTCGCAGGCTAACTAATTAGGGGAGGGAGTAAACAATGATTTTTGATAGAGAAAATCTCTTCTTTGACGAGAAGACGCTTGCAAGCTCGATGACCAGCGACGTTCTCAACGTCGGCCCGGGCGAGGCGAGCGACAATATGCACATCGTCGCCGACGTCAAGACCACGGAGACGAGCGGCACGATTTCCTTCGCGATCGAGACGGCAGAGGACGCGGACTTCACCACGCCGGAACAGCTCGGCGTTTTCGCGGGCGTTCCTCTTTCCGTGAAGATTCCGCGTGGCAACAAGGGCTATCTCCGCATCACTGCGAAGAACAGCATCGCCAGCGGCAAGCTGACGGCTGGCCTTGTTTGGGATGATAACGTCAGTTTCATCAAGCCGGTCAAGACTTTCACGACTTCCATCACGCTTCCGTGATGACATGGGGCGGGTGCTTCCCGCCCCTTTTCATACGTCCGAAGCCTTTCCTCCGGGCGCATGAAAAAGGGAAGGAGGCAACAATATGACGAGTACAGATATTTGTAACTTGGCGCTCGCGTATATCGCGAAGGGCCGAATCACGTCGCTTACGCAGGAGACGGAGGAGGCGAGGCAGTGCGCGATGCACTACGACCATTGCCGCCGAATGCTCCTGCGCTCCTATCGGTGGGGATTTGCGCGGCGGATGGAAAAGCTGGCGGTGGTGTCGGCCACGGCTCCCGGATGGGATTTCGTCTACGGCTACCCGTCGAATTGCCTTTCCGTGCGGTTCGTTTTCGCGGAGGACGAGGCGGAAAGGAAAGAGGTCAACAAGGACGAGTTCGACGTTGCCGTTGTTGACAGCGTGAAGGTGCTTTGCACGAACGTCGAGGAGGCGTGGTGCGAATACACCGAGGACGTTACCGAGGTCGCGAAGATGACCGAGGAATTTGTTGAGGCGCTGGCCCGGTATCTTGCCGCGAGCATGGCAATGGTTATCACGGGCAACGAGGGCTTGATGAATCTGAACTATCAGCTCATGCAGGCGGCGCTTCAGCAGGCACAAGTGGAAGCAGCTCGGGAGCGGGAGCAGACGCCTCAATTCCCGACGAAGTATGCGGAAGCGAGGTTCGGTTGATATGGGTGTCTTTTATGCGATCCAGCCCGCCTTCACCGGCGGGGAGATAAGCCCGGACGTCGCCAGCCGCGTCGACGTCGACAAATACCAGCTCGCATTATTGCAGGCCGAGAACGCAATCATCCGCCCGTATGGGGCGGTGACTAAGCGCCCCGGCCTTTTATTTTGCGGAGCGGCAAAAATACCGGGAAAGAAAGTCCTTTTGTACCCGTTCAAGTTCAGCGTGAATCTGAATTATCTCTTGGAGTTCGGGGATAAATACGTCAGGGTGTGGCGCGAGGGAACATATCTGAATGTGGAATTGGTAACGCCGTTTGAGGAGTCCGACCTTTCGGCGCTTCGGTTCGTGCAATCGGTGGACGTTCTCTATATCGCGAGCGGGAAATATCCCGTGAAGAAAATCCTCCGCTTCAGCGAATCGAGCTGGCAGATTTCAGATATGGATTGGATTCAGCCGCCGATGGGCGACCTCAACCCGGACGAGGATTTGAAGGTCACGCCGTCGGCGACCACGGGAAACAGCATCACGATTACGGCCTCCGATAATTTGTTCACCGATGCGGACGTTGGAACGTGGATGGAAATTTCGCAGCGGATCAGTACGGCTTCCGTCTCGATTCAGAGCGGCACGTCTTCGGCAATCGGCGTGGGCGACACATGGAAAGTTATCACGCATGGCACATGGGCGGGGACGGTCACGATTGAAAGCTCCATTGACGGCGGTTCGACGTGGCTCGAAGAGAGACGGTACACGGGCAACAGCGACTACAACCCGACCGAGACGGGGACGGTCGATGAATATACATTGATGCGCGTGAAGGTATCGACGAACAGCGGGACGTGTACTTGTGATTTCTCCGCCCACGCCTACACGCACACCGGCTTTGTGGAAATAAAGTCCGTGACGGATGCGACGCACGCCACGGCGGAAGTCAAGGAACGGCTCGGGGCGACGACGGCGACGACCGATTTCAAGTTCAGCGCATGGAACAGCGACCGAGGTTATCCAACTTGTGCGACGTTCTTTCAGGACAGGCTTTGCTTTGCCGGTTCGGACGCATACCCGCAAAGGGTATGGATGAGCAAATCGGGCGACTATGAGAATTTCGGCGTGGACAAAGAGGCCGGAACGGTGACAGACGACAGCGCCGTATCTGCTGACCTCCTGTCTTTGCAGCCGTTCCGAATCAGCCACATGCTCGCGGGCAACGATATGATTCTTTTGACCGAGGGCAACGAGTGGACAATATCCGGCTCGGAGACGGTGACGCCGACGAATATCACGCCGAGGAATCAGCAGAGCTTCGGAGCGAATGACGTCCTCCCGATCCGGTCAGGGAATCGCGTCGTCTATGTGCAAAGGCGCGGCTCCATCGTCCGGGATATGGGCTACAGCTACGACACGGACAGCTATGCAGGAATGGATTTGACGCTGCTCGCTCGTCATCTTGTGCATGGGCGGACGCTGACCGGGAGCGCATACGCACAGGAGCCGGACAGCATCGTATATTTCGTGAGGGATGACGGCGTTCTCTTGGCGTTGACCTACCTCCGCGAGCAGCAAGTCTACGGATGGAGCCACATCGTCACGGATGGGGCCGTCGAATCTGTCTGCGCGGTCAGCGAGGGCAACAACGATATTGTTTATGTAGTGGTGCGCCGGACGGTGGACGGCAGCACGGTTCGCTATATTGAGCGCTTCGCGACTACGCCGGAGACGGGAACGCAGCAGGATTATATCATGATGGACGCCGCGAAGGTGTATTCCTTGACCACGGCGGCGACGGAAATCACGGGCCTTTCACATTTGGAAGGGAAGACCGTTCTCGCAATCGGCGACGGGTATCTGTTCGACCCGAAGACGGTGGAGAATGGGGCGATCACGCTTGACCAAGCATCGAAGGAAATCATCGTCGGCCTGCCCTACACGATGAAGTTAGAGCAGCCAAACTTTGAATCACAGACGAGGGACGGCACGCTTCAAGGCAGGGAGAAGGCGGTCACTCATGCAATCTTCCGCTTGACGCAATCCTTCGGCGGAGAAGCGGGGCCGGATGAATCGACACTGAATGAAATGATTTATGACGTCGGGCGCTTGGAGCTTGGCGGGAACGTCCTTTTCTCCGGCGACCTCAATATAACGATGGCGGCGGGCGGCTTCAATAAAAAAGGGCGCGTGTTCCTGAAACATGATAAGCCGTACCCGTTCACACTATCGGCAATCGTAAGGGCGGTGACTATCGGTGGCGCGGGCGGATTACGAAATTAAACCCTTCCACACGACAACGTATGATATGGACGGCGAATCGTGGGCGTGGATTGATGCGTTCGACGATGACCTCCGGCCATTGGATAAGCGGGAGCTGATAGCAGCGCATGGCCGGACGTGGACGGCAATCCTGCGAAGCCTTATCTCTTCGGAGGAAGCCTATTCCGTGACAGGAGCGGACGGGAAGCCGCTCGTCCTCTATGGGAAATGCGCGGAGAAAAACCTTCCTGGCAGATTGATTTGGTGCATGGCGACGAATGCGATGGGGCCATACGAGCGAGAGTTTGCGCGGGTATCGAAAGGAATCCTTCAGGCATGGGCGGCGGAACACGGGATTTTGTGGAATGCCGTCGGCGACTTCAACGAACCGGCGAAGCGCTGGCTCCGGTGGTGCGGCGCGGAGTTCGGGAGTCCGCTTGTAATGGGCGGCGAAATGTTCGTGAGATTCTACATAAGGGGGAAATGATATGTGCAGTGTAGTTGCGGCGATTGGTGGATTATTGACCGGCCTCCAAGGATATGCGTCGTACAAGTCCCAAGTGGAAGCGGCAGAGGCACAGGCCGACAGTCAGGCTTCAATGTATAGGGCGCAGGCGCAGGCGGCAGAGCATAACGCGAAAATCGAATCCAAGAAGCAGGAACAGATAGCCGACAATTACGGCCAACAACAGCGCGACCTTCGGGCGCGGCATCGTCTCAACGCGGGGCAAGTTCGGGCGCAGGCAGGCGCGGCTAATCTCGATATGTCCGGCTCGATGCTGGATATTCTTTCCAGCGGGCAGGAAGCCTACGATCAGGACAAGCTGACGCTTTTGACGAATCAGAGAAATGACAATTATGAATCCCGGGCGCAGGAAATGAACCATAGGAACGAGGCCGGAGCCGCCCGCGTGGCAATTCAGAACGTCTATGCAGACTTGGATCGTCAGAAGAACGGGATTAAGTGGAACAGCATTCTCGGAACGGCGGCCAGCATCGCGGCTCCGTTCATCGGCGGAAGCGGCGGCGGTGGAGGAAATGGCGGCGGCTCGTCAGCCGGAGGCACGACGTATGCAGGAACGCTATACTCGGGAACTCCTACGAGTACCGCAGGAAGAATCCTTAGTTCGTCGTGGGCAAGCGCAAAACCGACAATCCTTCCGACTATGGGCTTCGGGCAAAAGGGAAGGTGACACGCCATGAAATTTTCACAGAGTCCTCCTGTCGTCAATCCGAATACGATTCGCAACGTCCCCATGCAAGTCAGCCGGGATATAAACGTCTATGGCGGAAAGGGCGGCGGCGAAATGTGGGGCGCGTTGGCAAACGCCGCGAAGATTGGCCTTGCCATGCAGCAGAAAGTGATTGACGGGAAAACCCTCGAAGCCAATGCCGAGTATAACCGCCTCATGTCGGAAGGCACGAGCGCCCTTATGCAGAAGAAAGAGGGCGAGGCGCTTCATATCACCGACGAATACGACAAACTGCAAAAGGACGTTCTCGCCGACGTTCGCAAGCGGTACGGAAACTATATCGGCTTCGGTGCCGGTGCGGAAGCATTCAACGCCTACACGATGCGCGACGATGCGACTCGACGCGAGCACATGGTCAAGTATCAGATGGGCGAGACGGAGAAATACCAAGAGACGCAATTCAATAATCAGCTCGCGGCCTGTCAGCAGTTCGTCATGGGCGGCGGCGGTTCGGATCAGGCAATCGAAGAAGCATTCAATCGCGGCGTCGGATTATTGCAGAGCCGCTATGCGAACTATGGGCCGGAGAAAATCAAGGAGCAGGAGCGGGCGTTCAAAGGGCAGCTCGTTTCCTCCGCGCTGGCGCTGGCCGTCGGCACAGGTGACTATGTGCGCATGGGGGAAATCTCCTCGAAATATAATGACGTGCTCGATGCGAAGACCCGCGTTTCCGTTCTCTCGATGCTGGGCAAGCGGCAGAAGGAAGCGCACGAGCTGGCACAGGCCAATGATTTGTGGGCGAAGTTCGGCAACAATGCGACGCGGGAAGATATTCGACAGTACGTCATCGACAATGCGAAGAACCTCGGCGGCTTGCAGGGATTGTTTGCGAAGATGGAATCCCTTTGCGGCGTGGAAATGGACAACGGGCGGAACGGATGCGTTGAGTATTCGATGAAAGCCCTTGCGCAGTTCTGCAAGTTTGGCGCGGACAATGCGGCACAGCGCAACGTCGGGAATCTTTGCCGAGCAGCGCAGGCGGAAAACTCCGGTGCAAGCCTGCTCCGTTATGACGGGCAGCGGCTTCGCGCCGGGGATATTATCGTATATGCGACGCCGGGAGACGATATTTCCAACTTCGACAATTTGGAACACGTCACAGTGTCGGACGGCAACGGCGGCTATTATGGGAACAGCTCCGGCGCTCGCGACTATGAGGACGAGAACGGGAACTATGTCAAAGGAAACGGGTGCGGCGTTCATTCCGACGATCAGGAAATCGGCGGATATGAAATCGCGTACATCATCCGCCCGGACGATTTGACGTCAAAAGAATTGACTGACCTCGAAATCGAGGAGCGGACGGATAAGCTATGGGCGCAGTACGAAAAGAAATATCAGCAACAGCGGACTATGGAGAACCGACTGATTGAGCAGGGACAGCTTAGGCAGCAAGACCTTCTCAATCAAGGCGTCGACGACCCAAGCGCATACGACGCCATAGCCAACGAGTTCGGCATCATTGACGGCGTTGTAAATGAGCGCGTCCTGACTATACTGCAAAAAGAGGGCGGCCATTTGCGGAATATACAACGTAAGGCGGCGGAACGAGAAGCGAACCGTGCAAGCGGCGGCGGTGGAGGAAAGAAAAATTCAGACCCGTTCTTCCAAACAAAACTTGAAGTGTTACTGCGTAACGGATGCAGCCGCGAGCAGGCATACGCCATGATTGACGAACAGAATCCGACGGACGCAAAGGACGCTGTGAACTTTGTCAATCATTATTTTGCGGGGGACGGCAAGTTCAAGGAATCATGGAGCGAATATAAAGGCTCCGTGGCGGCGGCTTGCGGGATGAGAACCGACGACGTCAATTTCAATTTCCTATATGCACAAGCTACAGATTATGCCTATGAGCTTGTGATGCAATATCGCGACGAGCACAACGGGAAAGAGCCGACCTCGGCACAAAAGCAGGAATACGTTATCGAGGGAATGGTAAAGACCCAAGTTGATACCGGACGGCGCGGCATTCTTGGCGGCGCAATCTATGAAGAGTCTCCTCTTACTCGCGGCGAATGGTTCGCTCGCGGCGTATATAATGACCCAGCGGCAGACTATGACAGCGAACGCGGCGTTTATTATGTTCAGACAAGGAGAGGCATGATTACAGCCACGAAAGAACAATATCAGCGTATTGTCGATGGAGAGCCGGCAGACATTGTTCTTTTCTGACAGGAGGGGAAAACATGACGGATGAAGAAGTACGCGCATTGTGGGGTTCCCTTAATGGAGATCGTTCCACGCTCGCACGAGTAAAAGACGAGGGCTTTTATAAACCTTTCGCAAATAACCGTGACGAGTTCAACGACATCCTGAACTATGCGCCGACGGAAGGCCAGCAGACCTATTTCAACGGAACGGACGAAGCGGGCAATCCGATTCTCGGAAACACAATCAATGACTTCATGTCACAGCCACAGCAACCGAAGGCGGAGAACAATTCCTTCTTTGCCGGTACGAGCTGGGGCGGCGACATCAACGCGGCGGAGGCGTCGGAGCGCATCCTTGCTGACGAGGAAGGCGGCGAGACGAATCTGCCGGAGCTGATTGACGGCGGGCGCGTCGACTTTGGAAAGGAAATTTCCGACCTTCACGCGAAGATGCGGGACACTTCCCTTTATGCGCAATATATGTATTCCGCCGAGGATTGGGCAGAGAAGGGGAAGGAAATCTACGACGAGACGGGAATGGACGTCAATTCCCTTGGGGACAAGAACGTATTTGAAAAGGCGTGGAATCTGACGCGGGAAATCAAACGGCAGAAAGCGCTTGCCACGGACGCCAGCGGTCACGTCAATATGGATAAAGTATATGAGGCCATGCCTTACCTCCGGGACATCCACGAGGCACACGGCACGGCGGCGGCGGTAATGGTCATGAACTCCGCAAAGGAGCTTCAGACCATCAACGACGTATATGATAGTGAGGCGGCGCGTTTTGCCGCCTCTATTGGTTATGGCATCTATCGCGGCGGCCTCTCCGTGGTGAATCAGTACACCGGCGCAAAGGCTATGGCTCGCGGCCTTTGGTCGAATCAAGGACTGACGCAGGAGGAAATGAACGATATTCTTTGGGTATCGAACGAGATGAAGAAACTCCCGCAGAACTCCTATTCTTCCTTCGGCTCCATATTGGGCGGCGTGCTTGGCAGCGCAGCGGAGAATGCGCCGATTATGCTTCCTGAAATGATCCGCACGGCGGCGGTCAATCTTGGACGGCTGACCGGCCCCGTCGGAGTGGCGGCGAGTGCTGGCGTCTATGCGCTGATGAGCGCACAGATTGGCGGGGCGCAGTACATCGAGAATATCACGAAGACCGACGAGAACGGCAATCCTATCTACACGCCGAGACAGGCGGCGCTCCTTTCCGCGTTCCAAGGATTCGCGGAGGCAGCATTGGAAAAGCGCTCGATTGCGGCGGCAGGAAAGGCCGTCTTCAGCGCTGGCACGGCGAAGAAACTTTCCGAGCTTGTCGCGAAGGACGCGGCGCTTGCTTCCGGTCAGACGATGAGCGGCGTCACGAGGGAAGCGGCGCGGGAGATTCTGCGCGAGCGGATTCAGCACGGCTTCAGGGCCGGTATTCTCTCTGGCGCGGCAGAGCTGGAAGAAGAATTTGAGCAGCAGATTTCCGACATGGTTTTGGAAAACATGGCGCAGATTGCCTTCCGTGGGGACAAGGCGGACGTTTCCAGCGTCGACGAGATTCTTTCCGAGGCGTTCGGTGCGGCGGTCGAGGCGCTTCCTGCCGTCGCTGGCTTCGGCTTCATGGGCGCGGGCGGCAGTGTTGTCGCTGATACGGAGAAAGTTCTTTCCATGCGGGAGCGGTTCGCGAATGCGAAGGCAAGCGAAATCGCACGCGGCATCTACGAGAACCAGCATCAACAAAATATCGTTTACAACGTCGCCGAGAACTTGGACAACGTGCAGGAGCTTCAGGGCAAAGCGCCGGAGATCGTGACGGAAATTCTCGACGCACAGAATAAAAAGGCCGGTGCTGAAGATACGGACGTCAATATCGGAATGCTTATGCAGCAGGACGGCGGCGCGGATATTGTGAATCAGATTGCGGCGGAGAACGGAACCTCGCAGGAGGACGTTCAGGCGTGCATCAACGGCACGGGCTTTTTGACGGTCAAGACCTCCGCACTTCAGCAGGCCATTCATAAGATGACGCCGGATCAGCAGAAGGCAGTTTTCCCGAATGTGGCTGCTGTTGGGCATCAGACCAACGAGCAGATTCTTTCCTATGCGCGGGACATGAAGGCCGCGCTGGACGCCGTGAAGGACAAGACCGACAAGGAAACGGCTGCGACGATTGAACGCTTCACGCAGGAATCTTTCGAGGATGAGGAGACGCGGAAAGCAGCGGCGGAGATCATCGCGTCTGATACGGATAATCCCTATGAGGCGGCGAAGCGTCGCGTCCGGGCGAATCAGGCGGAGATTGACGAATACATGAAGGACGCCATCGACGCGCTGAAAGCCGAGGCAGGACAGGGGACGTCTGTTGTCGAGACGATGGACGAGAACGGCGACGTTACGACAGGACGCGTCTCGAATAATCCCGAGTGGTATCAGAATTTCTATGCGGATTATGGCAGAGCGCCGACGAACGCGGACTATGAGCGCATCGCCTATGAGAATCTGACCGGCACGGCTACGCGCTACGCTGAGTATGACTTCAGCAATCTTCCGCAGGAAGCCATGGAAGAAATGGCTCGGCTCCAAGGGGAATTGGACGCGCTCCTCGCGGAGAAGGAACGGCTTCGGACGATTGCCGATGCGCTGAAGGGCTTCGGCAAAGGGGACTTCCTGCCGACGGCTTCCATGCCAGCGGAGACGCGGCAGGCCTACAATTCCATTTATCAAATCCTTTCCGCCAGCGACAACAAGAAGGTTCGCGACAATGCGCGGGTGAACGCAATCCTCGCGGCGCGTATGCTTTCCCGCTTGGGCTTTATGTGGAAGGACGACGCGGGCCGTGACGTAAACCTCATGGAAATCCTGCCGAAGCTGGCGGCGAATGCGGTATATCAGGCAGGGGATAAGTCCGGCATGATGCAGACGCCGGAGCGGAATCTGATTGCCTATCACAACACGACGGAAGAAGCTCTTTCACAGACGATAGATAACGGAATCGCCATGCCGAGCCTCGCCATCGTGAAGAAGGATATTCCATTCACGAATTTCGGAAGCATAACGCTGATCGGGAATCAGGAACTCGTCGACCCGACGAAAGGAACCCACGTCTATTCCCGCGATGCTTACACGACGAGAATGCCGCGCCCGGAATATGCGACACCATCCAAGAAGCAATTAACCGCGTTTGAAAAGGAATGGATGGAGAAGTTGAAGGATATTCCCGGCGGGGAAGACCTCGTGAATAAGCTCGTGAACGATGCGAAGTATTACCCGGAGAATATCGAGCCGCATTTGAAATTTGCCGACGAGCTGGCCTATTACTATTTGACGAAAGTCAAAGGGAAAGACGTTCAGCTTTTCCATACGAAACCGGCCTATCAAAACGAACTGCTTGCATTAGAGCAGCAAGATATGATTGCAGTGCTCTCTTCCGATGGAACGGAGGAAGAGAAACGTGAGAAGCTGAAGAAGCCAATCATTGACCTCCTGTCTCTCAAAATCGAGCTGATACAGGATGCGATTGACCGGCGGAGAAAGCAGAGCGAAAGCAAGGCTTGGATTGCCCTTTTTGAAAAGACGGAACAGAAGGACAAAAAAGAGATTGCTGAATACCAAAAACAGATTGATGATATTCAGAAAAACGGCGTCAGTCATGAACTGTATGAAGAGCTGCAAAAAGACTTTGACCGTGTGGCGGAAGCAGAAAAGCAGAGCACACAAATTGACTGGACGCGTACCCGAAACAATATGCCGAAGGAAGACCAAAATATCCTTTACGGCAGGGAATATCAGAAATTCATTTCCGACATCGACAAGCAGCTTCGCGGTGAGGCACGGGTAAAAGTCGGGAGGAAATATCTTCCCTATACCACGGAAAACCTCGTCAAAGCTATGCTTGCACATAGCGGAAGCGCACAAGAGGAATGGGGCGGATATTCTCCGGCACGCGTGGCCGCAGCCGGGAGCAAGCGTTTCAGCACGCTCGACGAAATCCGCGCCAACAAAGGAAAGCTCGTTTCCGAAAAAGAGGCGGAGCAAGTCGTCGTCGAAGTGAATCTTGATTTGCATGATCGTTTTGCAGATGCGCGGAAATATCACAAGTTCCTTGAAGAGAATGATTTTGACCTTGAAGATATTTTCAATGAAGCGGTAGGAAAGGCAATCAAAGGAAGTAGAACGGCCACGGCGGCCAACGTAAAGAGTGCATTCCGTTCTATGGATTTTGACGTGGATAAAATGCCCGCAAGCCTTATCGCTGACATCGTGAAAGCTGCAAACCATGTGAAGGACGCGGCTGCTTGGTATTTTGAAGCCAAGCCGCAGCGGGCCGTAGACGTGGGAGAATTTTCTGCCGCCGTCGTTCCCAT